ATAACCTTCAGGAGTAAACATTGGTATTCCAAATTTATTTTTCATTTTTATTTCTCTCTTCATGCATTTTAATTATTAAATAACAGTCCTTTATTTTCACTGCATTTTTTCTATCGTTAAAACCCCAACTACAAAACACAATGTTGTTTTTAGTGTAACCTATCTCAGGGTCTAAACAATCTACTGACAATTGGTTTTTAGGGGGTTTATTCCTACCAACTTTAGGTGCTATCTTTCTTTGCATAACAAGCGGCTCACCGGTGTAACCACAAGTTATACCTTGCTTGGCTTTGTGTTGTGTCCACAACTCAAAAAATTCTTCCTGACTTATTAATTCAATTTTTTTATCTGCATTAATTTCTCTAGCTTGTTTTTTTCTATAACTTTTAAGTATATCGTGGTACTTATTAACTATAAAACCATTTTCGGTGTTTAAATAAGCTATGTTTTGTACCTGCGCTTTATTGCCTTTTTTTTTACTTTCTTGTTTGTTCCGCAGTAATTTTGCTAGTCTTTTTTCTTTTGACCAAGTATGATATACAATAGTTTCCTTTGCTCTATTAAATTTTCTTCCAATATCACATATTTTCATACCAGAATCATATAATTTTTTAATTTCTTTACTTTCTTTTTCTGTTAAATTCGCTTTGTGTGTTCTATATTTCATAATAGATAGGCCCTTTCATAATTTTTTGGTTCTATAATGTACAATGCTTTCTTGGCACGAGTGACTGCTACATAAAACAACCGGTGCAGTTCATCTGCATCGCGATCACTGTGATCAAGAGCAGATTTAGTAATGTCAGGAAATAATAAAACATTGTCAGCTTCGCCTCCTTTGGCGCCATGTATGGTTGATAATATAATTCTTGGTTCTCTAAAAATATTTTCTTTCTGTGCTAGCATATTTCTAATGTACATTTCCATACGAGTATTTAAACCAGCAAACGAATCATGCCATGGCTTGTCAGTTTGTAAACCGTGAGCCGATATGCATGTCTCTAGGTTATATTTTAAATCCGCATCTAATGTTTTTGCGGTGCGATAACCTTTAGTAACATTTTCACCTAAGTAATAATAAATATTTTTTAACTGTATTGCCCCTAAATCTTCACCTTTACGCAATTGTTCCCAACCATGTATGGCAGCTAATAAGTTTTTATTAACGGAAGGTTTACCTTTGTAAGAAAAATACCAACCTTGTTGATAACACAATTCATTTATCTGATCTAAAAAATGATGGGCTTGGGTTAGCACTAACCATTCACCAGATGACATATCTACTTGTGCAATATCTGCATACCTGTGTAACCTACCTATTTCATCCCGTGGTTTGTATTCTTTATCATAGCGATTCTCTACTTGAGCAATAATCTTTTGTGATAGTTCATGTATAGGTCCACCTGGAATTCGATACGATTGATCTAAAACTCTAACGTCGTCAACATCATTGCGGAGGGCAATGAAATGATCAACATCGGCGCCGGCCCACTTAAAGATTGCTTGATCATCATCTCCAGCAATGTAAGTTTTGTCGGACTTGGCCCACATACTTCTAACCATGCGCCATTGCAATGGAGATAAATCTTGTGCTTCGTCGATAAACAAGACATCAAAACTTGGGCTGACATCTTGTGTTGTAAAGTTCTCCAACATATCGTCATAATCAATCATACCTTTCTCTTCTTTAAAACGGGTAAGTTCTTGGTTTAATAGAAATAATGTGTCACGTTCAACATCTAAGGTGTGTTTATTATCATCATACACATCCATTAAATCCCGTTCCATTACTCTAGCTTTATTAATCAATCGTAAATATTCATTGTCAGAATTAAACACCCCATCATTGTCAGAGTGAAACGACATCTTAATAGGTATACCAACTTTCAAACCAAACTCTCTATAGTCTTCCGTCTTCATGACACGCTCTTTTTTTATACCGAGCAATCTAAATGCTAGTGAGTGTAGGGTTCTAAAATAAATTAAATCTTCTTTTGCATCTAAATTAAATTTCTCTGCAGCCCGACTAGCCGCTTCGTGTGCAGCTTTTCGAGTAAAAGAAAAATAACCAATACGCTTTGGATCAACCCCGGCCTTCATAAACTGATCTACCAAATTTAGTAGTGTAGTAGTTTTACCGGTACCTGGTGGACCTAAGATAATTGTTTTCATTAAAAAGGTGACTCCTGATAAGGTACCTGACTAACTTCAGCCATAGTTTCTTTCATAGAATTTATTTTAACTACTCGTGGAGTTTGGTTTTTTAATTCCATTCTAATCTCACCAACAAAAATTTCTTTCAATTGTGTAATTAAATTATAAGTTTTAGTCTTATCCATCTCCCAATTATTACGTTTTGCAAATGCATAAAAGTCTTCCATTCTAAAATAAGAAAAACCTTCATCAGTCCAAGCCGTCTTATTAAGTATGTCATCTTTAGTTCTAGCCTTAGCTCTGTGTACAGTGTAGTCATACAATAGATTCTCAATTTGAAATTTAGGATTCAATGATTCTAATGGTTCTGTTTCCTGTAAACCTAACATCAATGGTTTTAAATAAATCTCACGCCAATCTTTGGCTTTTGGTATAGGTGAGATAACATTTGCTTGATCTAATACTGCTATCGCAAATAAATTCGGATTGTGTAGTTGTTCAGTTTTTAATTCTATTCGTTTACCACCTACGTTTAAAAACCATTGTGGTGGATTAGAGTTCATTTTAGATAATGTTTCTAGCTCTGGCATTTGTTCTTCTTCAAAACCAACCCCAAACTTTTTAGTTCTACACAAAGCTGGATTGCATACACCACAAATAGGCTGGTCTTTACACCTGTATTTATCGTAACCACGTTTACCAATAGAACCCATTAATTGTTTTACTTCTTGAAAACTTAATGGTGGATCCATATACTTTTGATTGTCTTCCATAACTTTATCTTCCCAAGTATCTGGATCAGCTTGCTTTCTAAATATAGCTACATTAAATAAACCATTATTTCTTGAACCATCACCAAAACCTTCAGCCGCTAATTTATTTAAACAAGGTGGACCATCTTTAAATGCTTCAACCTTTTTTATAACTTCTTTAGTTACAACTATTTCATGTACCTGTGCTTCTGTTAAAGCTAACTTATCAAAAGTATTACAAAAATCTTCTAAAGAAATAGCCTTGCCTTCTGCATCCATAGCATAACGCAATCCTCTTATACCACCATGATAAGGTAAGTTTAAAAAGTTTCCGGTATCACCACGTTCTGCTAATATCTCAGTTTGTTTTGGAAATATTTCTGATCCTTCAAAACCCAATGCCCCTGACATAACTTTTAATTTTGCTTGCATTAAAGCTGCACTAATAAACTCAGAAGTAAATAAAAATAAGTGTGCACCACCAGATTTTGATCTAAACATTACCAGTGGGAATTTATGGGACTTAATAGAGGCCGCTAGTTTTTTGTGGTCTAATTTATATTCATCTACATCAACACACCCCCAACGACACTCATTGTTTTCGTTTATGGGTATAACGCCAAGTGCTGGGTCCTTACCATCTAAATGGTCTTGCCATAGCTGATCTGGTATTGATTCACGTTTAATAAACGCCTTACCTATGGCTTTACCTTTTTCGGTTGTCTCACCAGTTAAAATTAACTGGCCATAAGCACTGTTGTTGCCTTCAAAAATCTTTCTAAAATTTTGCATACTCTATATGATACTCTTTCTGATACTTTCTAATTTTTTCTTTATTCTTCTCTCTATATTCAGCCTGATAGCCAGACTCTTTCATTAATCTTTTTTTATATTCAATCCCTTCGGGACTGTCCATAAAATTTTTCTTATTATCACGTAAATTTTTTATAGTATTACGTAAACTATTAATTACTTGCTTGCGGTAATACTGTTTCTGATAACTTGTTCTGTCTGTCGTCATGTGATATCCTCCCTCTTCGGTACCGAGCTGGGGGGATAGCTCGGTACCAGTTGTAATGATTAAAATGGTACGTCGTCTTTAGACTTAGTATCACTTTCACCATGTTTTACTTTCACGGTACCTTTAGCACACGATTCAGCAAACTTCTTAGCAGCCCCGTACAGATCTTTATCTTGTACTGGACCCACCTTATTAATAGCCCAACCATACCAAGTTCCCTTGTCATTTGATTGTTGAACTGTTTTAAGGTTATACACGTGACTATATGCAGCCGGTGTGAACATACCATTCTTGCCTTGAAGCTTGATACTGTTCATCATTGAGTTCCATGATCTACTAACTTTTAATTGTGTAGATTTCATAGAGATCAACGCCGTTTGCACATCTTCTGTAACAACATAATAAGATGCTGTGGTTTCTAGATAGTTACCATTAGGTAACCTATCCTTATAATCACCACTGCTTCTAGTTGTTTCCGTCATAATGCCACTATCAACTGAATGAATAGCAACAGGAGCACTAGAGCCTTCACCTCTATCACTCCACTCAATGTACTCGCGCTTATAATGGCACGGTATTACATTAAGTCCCTTCTCACCATCATATGCCACTTTAGTCACGGTATTAAATATCATACCTGCTTCTGCGCCTTCAACATATTTGGCATCCCGTTTGTTAACTTCCGGGGATAGTTGTGCCAATATTCTTAGGAATGGTAATGCAAAGTCATCACTTGACATATTGTCCATACCTACATTGGCATCTGCCTCAAACATACCTGCTAGAGCTATACTTGAGTTTTCTTTTTTAGTTACTTGTTTTTCTTGAGTCATTTTTTATTCTCCTTGGTTCATGATTTCCGGCTTATTTTTGTTTGATCTTTCACAAAAGTGTGAAAGAATTCCGAGGGCATATCGAGTCCGGACTCAATACGCTCCCGGTAGAGTGCTTTCAAAGTCATAGGTTCTACCTTCTGCTTCTGCGAGGGTTCAAAACCCTCTTGCACTGCAAGGCCTAACAATTGTTCTGCCTTGTTATCTTCGCCCTTCCCGAACTGTACGGCTACCTCATTTTTAATAAGATCGCCAAGTTCGTTTTCACGAAGCCAGTTATAAGCTGATTCGACTGAGTCTTTTTTTACAGTACAGCTATAGGTTTTCTTAACCTCTACACCTGAACCGTCAGCTAATTTCAAAGATACTAACCCTTGCTCTGCGAGCAAATTAGGTATTACCTCTGAAGAAATTTTGTCTGCTGCTGCTTTTTTTGCTTTGAGTTGTTGTTCTAAAGAATCTATATCGTTCTCTATACCTTGTAACTCTTGACAAAAAGTAGCTAATGTTTGTATGTCTGTCTTCTCAATCAACTGTTGTTGATCACCTTCTAAGTCTTCTAATGTTATATTACTCATTTTTATTCTGCTTTCTGATATAAGTCTATTGTTAGTGGGTAGTAAGTTCTCTCTCTTTTGTCCCACTTCAAAAGATTAAATTGTCCTTGAGTTTGATCACTGACAATAGCTGTTGATAAACCGATAATAGCTGGGTCACCTGTACATAAAATAAAATCCTTAGATGTAAAGTCACGTAAGTTCTTTTGCATTTTAAATATAAATGGTCCAGAACTAAATATTATTTGTGACAAAGGTGGTAAACAAATTACCAAATAACCAAACTCAGACGCTCCCAAAATATTTATATTTTGAGGAGGGTGCTGTAGTACGTAAACAAAAGTTTCTTTAGGGTTCTCTTTTTGAAACGCTAAAAAATCTTGTAAACTTTTTGGTTTATAAAGTTCGAATATTTTATTCTTCATCTTCCCACCCTTCTAGTGATTAGTTTGTTGGTTCTTCTTCTGGGTAGACATTATCTTTCCCATTTGTAATATTGCTTACATACGCATCTATTTTTTCATTAGCCGCTGCTAACTCTATTTCTTTACCAGCAACATTAAGTTCCTGTTGTAAAATTTCCTGATTTAATTTTTGTATTTTGTTAACTAATACATTAATGATTTGTTTATCTTCCATTTTCTTTCTCCTATTTTTATAGTTGACTTTTAATATAAGTATCATTATATATATGTCAAGAAAGAATATAAGATAATTTATGATAAAACATTACAAGTTTAAAACTAAGCCATACGACCATCAATTGGTAGCCTTAGAGAAGTCCTGGGCTCAAAAAACTTATGCTTTGTTTATGGAAATGGGTACTGGTAAGTCCAAGGTCCTTGTTGATAACATCGCTATGCTGTATGACCGAGGTGCTATTAAAGCTGCAGTAATCGTGGCTCCTAAAGGTGTGTACAAAAACTGGTTTGATATAGAAATTCCAGTGCACTTGCCGGACCATGTAGAACACACTAAAGTATTATGGGAACCAACTAATAGTAAAAAAAAACAACTAGAACTTGATACATTATTTGATGGTGGAACTGACCTTAAGATACTGATTATAAACGTAGAAGCATTTTCTACAAAGAAAGGTCTGGACTTTGCGCATAGTTTCCTTAACATATTCTTAGGGAAAGCCCTTTTAGGAATTGACGAATCAACGACAATCAAGAATCCGACAGCTAAACGCACAAAAAGTATTTTAAAAATAGGGAATCTAGCGTCGTATCGAAGAATCTTAACTGGCTCACCCGTAACGAAATCACCCCTTGACTTATTCAGTCAATGTAAATTCCTGGACCCTTATCATTTAGGCTATGACTCTTACTATGCTTATCGTAGCCGGTATGCACATATGTTAGACAGAAATTTTGGTGGCCGCCGCGTACAAATTGTAGGTAGCTATAGAAGATTAGATGAACTAGCTAAGAAATTAGAAAGTTTTTCTTATAGAGTTTTAAAAGAAGATTGTTTAGATTTACCAGAGAAAGTATTTGTTACTAGAAATGTAGAACTAACTGATGAACAGAAAAAACTTTACGCTACTATGAAGTCAGCAGCGATTGCTATGATTGAAGGTAAGGTTATGAGCTCGGCAAATGCATTAACACAAATGATGCGACTACATCAGATCACTTGTGGCACTTTTAAAGCTGACGACGGCACTGTTAGACAGGTACCTAGCAACAGATTAAATGAACTTATGAATGTTGTAGAAGAAACTGATGGCAAGGTAATTATTTGGGCTACATATAGAGAAGACATCAGAAAAATAGTCGAAGCTCTAAAAAAAGCTTACGGAGAAGCCTCTACAGTAGAGTATCACGGCGGGGTGGATACTACCCTCCGGCAAGAGGCAATTGCTCTATTTCAGGACGTTAAGGGCCCTACACGCTATTTTGTTGGAAACACACAGACTGGAGGGTATGGAATCACCCTTACTGCAGCTAACACTATGATTTACTATTCTAACTCATACGACCTAGAGAAAAGACTCCAATCAGAAGATCGAGCGCATCGTATCGGCCAGACTGGCAGTGTTACTTACGTGGATTTGATTGCAGAAAAGACTATAGATGAACGTATCGTAACAGCACTAAAGAAAAAGGTAAATATTGCAAATGAAATTATGGGCGAAGATCTTAAAGATTGGATCTAAAAAAGAATCGGGGAATAATTTACTTTGCCTGCTATTCTTTCTGCTTTCAGTATTTGTTTTCTCGAATTTCCCGTCGTACTAGAGCAATGTACCCAACCTGAGTTGGGATCACCATCAACATAAAATTCTAATATCAATTGATCGAAGTCACAGTTTGTACTTATCCAAGCTGCAAGCTCCTTGTTATCTACAGAATGTATTTCAAAGTCTGCAGCCTCACCCCGGGCGTGTTGTGAGTTAACCGAAGAACCAATAGCCTCGCACAACGTAGGGCTGCGATAGCCTGAGGATATCATAACCGGCTTACCAAAATGCTCGCGCACTGGTTGCAGGATAGTTTTCGCTAGGTGAATAAGATTCTCTACATGCTCAGTTGAAGGTTCATTATGAATTCCTTTACGAGTTGCAGTTTGTGATTTAGTTAATTCGTTTAGTGTAAAATTATTTGATAAATTCATTATAACAATCCTATTAATCCTTCAATAACAATTAAACCAACGGCCCCCACCGTAGTTAAAACAACCCAATAGATTTTATCTATCTTGCCACCCAATTTCTCCACGTCTCTGTGCACATGTAAAACGTCTTGCTTTAAGTTTTCTACTTCTCTTTTCACCCCAGTTATATGTCCTTGTATTGAAATTATATGTTCGCGTTCTGTTTTAGGTTCCATTTCCATTATACAGTTCCCCTCTGTCTTTGTCGAATAAGTTGTTCGTCTCTATCTAATAAAGCACTTTCCGTAGATGTCAATCCCGTTGCTTGATTCACTACGCCTGCTGCTGGTTGCGCTGCAGCTACATCAACTGGTTTTGATTCAGGCAGCGGTGCTTGTGATATGTCAGGTATGTCAGGTATTTCAAAGTTAGGTATGTCAGGTATTTCAAGTTCAGGTACTTCTATGTTAGGTACTTCTATGTTAGGTGTTTCACCTGGAACTGTAATAGAAGGCGAAGTATAATCATATTGATTGCCTTCTTTTTCATTAGTTTTATCAATAAAATCTGAAAAAGGTCTGTCTTCATATTTATCAAATACCTCGTCTAAGTCATATTCAGGGTAAAAATCATATGCAGAATAGTATAAACCCATTTTTTCATATTCGTTTACTAATTCATTTGCTCTTGATTCTAAAACTTTAGGTGCATAAGAAGGAGGAGTAAAAATTCCTTCTATTAAATTATCTAGCAAAGGAACATTACGTCCATCAGGACCTAATACTTCTTCAATTTGTTCTTGTGTTAATAAACCTGTATCCATTGCGTCTTTAAATAACATATACATTTCAAACTGACCTTGTAAGGATGATTTTATTATGTCTTCATATTCTGCAGGTAAGTTACGCCCTCTAGCTTGCTCTTTACTAAAAAATATTTCACCTCTAAATGCATTAGTTCTAATATCTCTTATGTCTCTAGCTTTATAATTAAGTGCTTGCTTAGGATTAATATCCATAACTGAACCACCAAGTAATTTAACTATGGTGTCAGACAAATCCATTATCTTACCACCTTTAATATCTGCTTTTAAAGCACCTAAAACTTGATCTGTACTTCTAACAAAACCAGGAGACAATGTTTCTACTGCATGATTAAATGATTTTTCTATTTTAGTTCCAAAGTCATCACCACCAGGACCACTTACAAATATAACTTTACCATTAGAAGCTTTTCCGCCTCTTAACCATATGTCTATAAAAGGTTCTAAGGCAATAGTTTCACTTACAAAAGGTTGCATTGATTTAAAGAAAGGTCTAAAAGCATTCATATATCTATTATATACTTCACCTTCAATTTGATCTGGATCTAACTTAGTTCTTCCGCCCTCTGCTAAAAAAGCTTGGACAGGTGCAATTAAATAATCATATGGGTGATAGGTAGATAAATTAAAAGCTTTAAAGGCACCGTTCTCATCTTGAGCAGTGATAGGTAGTAACGTGTGGTCTTGCATAAATTCAGGACCTAATCTTTTAGTATATGCTTGCAAAGTTTCTTGGTTAATACCGGTTGCATGAGAAGCTAAAGCTGAAACACCTTGGTTGAATCCATACATAGTTGTAAACTGCCCAATTAAACTTCTGTAACCAAGGGCTCTTAGTCCTGCGTTATCTGAAGCTATATGTTTTAAAGCAAGACTAGTTGTTTGTGCACTGGTTCTAATTATCTCAGCAGGAAAAGATATAAAATTACCTAAAGGTAGTTTTCTTAAAGCTTGTACTACCGGAGGCACTCTACTATAGGTTGGATAAGTTTCTCTTACTAAATAAGCTGCTATTTCTTCAATGCCTTCAGCCACTGTTTTTTGTTTACCCGAAAGAAAACTTACAGGGTCAAAATCTCTGCCCATTATATTTTTATAATAACCTTTAACATCATCCATTGTTCTAATAACACCTTGAAGATTAGACATATAAAACTCATGCCCATAAAATTTCCAAACGTTATCACCACCAGCATACAGTCTTTGCACTGTTTGACTTATATTGCCTTCACCTATTTTTTGAGTAAGCTGGTTAAAGTTACTAATGACTGCACCACCTTCTGTTACTTGGCCTGGTACATTTTTTAAATCTCTTAAAATAGCCCCTAATTCATTTGCTTGTACGTTCTCATCTAACACACCTAGTTTAAGTTTACGTTCTAAAACTTTTATCATTTGTTCTTGTTCAACTTTACTGCCAGCTCCAAATATATCATCAAGTACTAATTTAAAACCTTGAGCAACACCTACGCTACCACCAATATGTCCTGAGTTTAAAGCAAAAAAAGCAGCAGAACCAAAATTACGCATTTGTGTAGCAGGAGAATAAAGTGTTTTACCTCCTTGTACCATTGCTTTGAATGCAATTAAATTTTGGTATAGTTTAAATTTTAATAAAGAATCAAATATACTATAACCGCTTAATTGTTTTACTAATTCAGGAGTGCCCCAAGTACCAATTATATCTGAAGGTAAAAAACCAGACCCTTTAACATCTACTAATTGTGAAGGGTTGGTCATTTTACCAATATTTTTTGCCGCTATATCATCAACAAACAACCAACCATTTTCTAAACCCATAACTGCAATTCTATCTAAAGCAGTTTTTTGATAAGTGCTGGCTAATATGTTACCGGTAGTTTGTAACAAAGAAGACCGTAAATCTTTTTCTTCACCTAAATAAGTTCTCATTACTTTTGGTAGTTCTTCTCCAGTAAGTAGTTTTAAATCTGTATCTGGATCTAATCTTTTAGCTATTTTAGTTAAAGCAGCTAAAGGGTCTTCTGATTCATATCTTGCTACTTTTAAAATATCAGCAAGTTTTAACTCTGCCATTTCTTCTATCGCCTTAGACAAAGGTAGATCTGGGTAAAACCTTCTTGCTTGGTCTTTAGTGGCAGCATTTGATTTTAACAATTCTTCTATGTACTGTAATGCTTTTTGAGCAGCTTTGGGATCAGGGTTATAATCAGCATTAGTAAATACTTTAAAAGAACTTCTCATGTATTTATCTATGTTTTGACTTAGTAGTTTAAATAACTCATGTTCTTCCGGTAGTAGTTCTTTAAAATCTTTTTTTATTTCAGTAGTATAAGCTTTAAGATTTTCGGCACTGTCTCTTATTTTTGGTGGCAGTTGATTCTTTTTTATTTTGCCTTGAAGATAATCTGAAACGTCATCTAAATATTTTTTTTGAAAAGTTTCATATTCCCCATAACGTTGAGCTCGTTCTTCAAATTGTTTAGCCATGTCGTAAGCTGTGTTCTCAACTTGTTTTAAATATTTAGTAATAATTCTACTTCCAGCTTTAATACCTAAATCAGCTTCAGAAGATAATGCAAAAGCATTTTTAGTTAATTTACCTATATCTCTAAACACCGCTAATTTATTATCTATACTAGCTAAAGCTTTATGTAAGGGATCAGTATTATTAACAGTATAATCTCTCCATTTTTGAAAATTAGGCAAAGATCTATTAAAGGTTGTAGAACTATATTTAGCTTTCCCAGCTTTTGTAATTATGTCTTCTCTAGCAAAATTAAATAAATTTTTTGTAGCCCTACCAACATCGCCAAGCCCTAGTAAGGCTCTAGTTGCAACTTGTTTACCTACAAACGCAGTAGAAGCTTGAATAATTTTAGAAGCAACTTGTCCGGGAACTCCCATGTAAGGCACAACTTTGTTGGTAAAAGGAATTTTGCCAGCGAGCACATCAGCCGCGCCAGTAAAAGCACCGCCTATAACTTTAGCACCAGCACCTGCAACAGAATATCCTCCAGGCAAGAAACCTTTAAAAGGTAATTTAGCTGTGCCTTTTATTAAACTAAAAATAGGCGGACCTAGTAATGGAAATAAAAAACCAACTGCAGCACCATCTGCTCCAAACCTAATACGGTTTCTAAAATTAGCAGCTATTAATTCTTTACCGGTCAAACTACTAGTGTCTTCTTGTTTACCAGGTAATAGCGTTGCATCCTCAGGCAACATTCTTTTTAGACTACTATAAGGTCCACCTGAAAAAGCATCTGTTAAACCAAACACCACTGCACCTGTACCCATACGTTTAGAAACATTACCAATTTGTCTTAGCTGCGATGCACCTAACAAACCTTTACTTAAATCATCTGTTACATATCTTGGTAAAGTGTTAAAGCCTTTTAACCGCATAGCTTTTTGTGCTCTATTAGCTATCTTAGCAATAAGACCGCCAGGTATTCCATACTCAGTTAATATTGCTACTAGGTCACCAAAAAAAGTTTCAGGTTCATTAATGTTTCGGTTGTCGTGCAAATCTCTCAACTTAGTTGTAAGGTCAGTGCCACCAAAAGATACTAGATCAATACCACTTAAAACTAAATCCATAGTGTTGTAACCTAAATTAGAAAAACCAGTTTCAATAGCTCTATTAACTTCTAAAATACCATCTACATATGCAGCTTCATCTTTTGTTCCTTCTGTTGGTGCAAAAGGTGTAATTAAATTTTTAGCAAGAACTGGATATCTTTCTTCAAAACTTTTAGGATCCTCAGAAGACATTTTATTTTGAATATCATTAGCAATAGAACCTAAGATAAGAGGTCCGGTATTTAGCTGTTGTTTAAATTTTTTAAAAAAAATGTTTTCATTTAAAAATTTAGGAATACTTCTTAATGGATATCTAACTGGAAGTTTTGGAGTAAGTTTTTCTGCAACGTTTCTGCGCACATCTTCCATAGATAGTTTAATTTGATTTCTTTGGTCTACAGTTGCGTTTCTAAAATCTTCTAATGCTTGTGTACTTTTGTCATCAAACAAAGTAGTCAGTAAAGCTGTTTGCATGCTTTTTGGTGCGTTTTCTATTCTGTCAACTATTGCTTGTTGTCTTTCTTGTTCTAAAGAAGCTGTTAATTGTCCAATGTAAATTTTTTGCGCACTGTTAAAATTATCTTCGTCTTCAATTTCAATAGGACTATTATCAAATTGTAAAGGTTCTGTGCCTACAGTTACTCTATCTCCCAAAGCAAAATTAGTTCTTACTTGACCTTCTTCTGCAAAACCTAAATCAGGCAGATCAACACCAGGTGCGTATCTATTTATTATATCTTTAGCTTGAATTTTTAAATTAGTTCTAGGATAACCTACATATTTTTTAGTACCAATCCCAAGTTTTTCAGGATCGGGAATATATAAAGTAATTCCCAGCCTATCAGCTTCTGCTATTATTAATTTTAACAAACTTTTTTCTTGGTCAGAAATTTTTGTTTTCTTTAATAAAGTTTCTATAAACTCATCCGCTGGTTTTTTAAAAGTAGTATTAAGTTTTCTAGGAATAATTTGTATATTAGCCAAATCATTAACATTAGAATATTTAGCATATTTAGCAGACATAATATGTTCTTCGTCAAAATATTTTGTTGAATTATTTCCACTTTTAAAATCACTAATTTGTAAAGATTTTTTAGTTGCTTCTGCTTTTTCAGGATTACCAGGCTTAAAAGTAAATTTACCTGTTTTATCTTTAGAAATTCCAGTACTAAGGTCTGATATTATTGAATCATTATTTAAAATATTGTTTTGTAGTTCAACACTGTCTTCTAGTTTATTACTAGTTTGAGTTTTCCATCTACCGTTTATAAGTTTAGAAGTCAGTTTTTCTCCTTCAGATTGAGTTCTGCTAAATTTATTTAAATTTTCTTTTCTGGTATCTGGTGTTCTATTGTTTCTCATTTGCCTGTTTTTATCTTGTCTGTTTGCATAAAACATTTCTAAATCATATTCAGCTTTTTTAAACTCACTATTTTGTGCCATTACACTTGCTATACTTTTTTGATTTAAACCAAGATTTTCTAAAGCTTGATTTTTGTTTTTAAGGTGTCTACTAATATTTTTAGGATCTAAACCAGCAGTAAAATTATCAGGAAGTTTCATTAAACCGTTAGAATTTATAAGTTTTAAAAATATTTTTTCGTATTCTTCAACACTTAGTTGTTTATTTTTAATAAATTTTTCTTTAATTGTTTGGTAAACTCTCTCAGCCTTAACATTATATGGTTCTCCTGTTTTTCTATTTATAAATTTGTTAGGGTTGTCATTAATTTTTTTCTGTATATTTATTAAATTGTCTTTGTAACTTAAATTTGTGTCTACTAAATTACCAATTGTTTGTTCTATAGTATTATTAGTTTTTCCACCTTTAGTTTTTTTAAATTCATCAATTAATTTTATTTCTGGTTCAATTAAAAAATCTTTAATAAATTTTTCAGGGTCTGTTTTAAATCTTTTGTTTTCTAATTTTACTATTTCCTCAACCATTCTAGCATCTAGACCGCCGTCTTTACCGGCTTGTCGAATACCTTTATTATAATTAAGAAACAACGTATCAAGATCTTTTTGAGTTGCACCATTGTCACGCATGTATTTAAGTCTTTCGGCCATTTCTTTTCTAAAAGGACCTATACTTAATTTACTTCCAACTTTAGTTGCTGCCATTGTTGCCGCAGCATAAGGTAATTTTGCCACTTGAGTAAATAAATTACCACTGGCTAATACTCCAGCAAGCTCTACATTTCCTAAACCTCTTTTAATATTTTCAGGCATTGTTTCTAACTCAGCATCAGTAACGCCAATAGTTTCTTGAAGTTTATCGTTAATAAAACCAGTTGCTGCTTCTACAGACTTAGGTGGACTAATTAAACCTTCTTCTCCTATTATTGAATCAAGAAGAGTCATACCATAACCAGCATCATTATCTTTGTTTAAATTAAATAAAGAACTTAAAACTTTTGCTGTTTTATTTCGACCGTCCTCTGTTTTATCAAAACCAATAGTTCTTGGACCAACTGCTGCTAAACCACTACCAAAATCAACTATTGTTTTACTGACATCACCAAGAGCTCTAGTTACTAATTCAGGATCTTCATATGCTGCTGCTACAAAATCTAATAAGTCATAACCTGGCATGTCTGCATCAACGTCAGAATTTCTTAAAAGTCTTTGTTGATATTTATAAAAAGGATGATCCTTATCAAGTAAACCATCAGCTTTTTTTAAGATACCTTCTTTTCTTTCTACATCTAAATAGTCATCTATTGTTTTTTTGTTTCTATCAAGATTAAAACCAGATTTTTTTTCCTCTTTGTTCTGACGGTACTTAGAATATAGTTCGTCTAACCTAACACCATCTTGATTAGTTTCAGAACCTGTTACAAGACGATTAGCTAAATC